TTTAGGTCTGCTACTGTTACTTGCTCTAACCCATACCACATTGCGCTGAATGTATGTGGGTCTATGTTGAACTGGTCGTAAATTATATTTCCCTTGGAATCCTTGGAATACGTCAAGTCCCTTAGTTCCCTGATTGTGTTCTTGCACTTTGGGGAAACAATTATTCTTTGGAATCGCTTCATCTTACGTGTGTTGGACAAACGCGAACCTGCAAACTTGTTCCTACATGCCCTGATTTGGAATCCCTGTTGCCGATAATATTGGATTGCCTTTGGGTCTGCATTATCGGCAATGATTATTTTCCTGTAGCCCTGCGAATTAAGGCTATCTATGCGCTTCCTTAGCTTCTGCATTTCTGGAAGTTGGCTGAACACATCATCCGTTACGTGGTTCATATAAATTTCATCCCACACGTAAAGGTAACCGCGCTCCAAATCGACTGACATACAAAGCACTGCGTTATAGGATTCCTCAAAACCAAAGTCGAATCCGAAATATTGGTTCTCTGGCCCCAAGCGCTTTACCTGCCGCCTGAAATCGTCTGGCCTTGATGCCACTCGCAATTGTGGGAGCACCCTAGTACCAGAAACACCAAACTCGCCCCAACGTGCAACACGATACAACTGCACATCGTATTCCCGAATTTTGTTAAGACGCTTTAGATACTGCCATGGGAGCCACGGATTGTTGTCTGGTGTGCTGTGATGGTAGTAGATACCATCATGCACCAACACGCCCTTGTCGTAAAATTTATTCTCATCGACAATCACAGTCTCATGGCCCTTATCGTCAAGCCTTGAAAAGAAATGCCGATAAATCCAATTCTCACGACTCACAGGATTGCAGCTTAAAATAAAATGCATGCTCACCTTTGGCGTTCTGATACGACCTTGAAGCTCTTTGAAACCCTCATACTTAATCTCTGACGCTTCCTCCATCCATACGATTGAAACGTCATTGATTGATTTGACCTTCTCTGGTTTGTCCATTCCCTTGAATACTATTTTTGAACCGTTGTGAAACTTGATTTCCATTGGGTGCATCGTACTCGTTACCTTGCACCTGTTTCTACCCCTGCGAAACTCCCTTGGGTCACTCGTGTACAAGCCCAAATCGTCTAGGATTTCGATAAACAAAGAGAAACACGAAAGGTTCAGAGTATCAAACACCTCACGAACTACCAAACAGGTACGCTTTTCCTCAATTAGCTTTAGGATTATCTTCAATGCCACCTGATAGGATTTTCCAGAACCATAGCCACCGACCAGTAAGAATGTCTCATAGTCCCAATTGAAAATAAAATCCTCGAATGCAGGTGCCACCTTCTTTTCAATTACCAACGTTAATCATCCTCCCAATCATCAGGCCAATAATCAACGCTGTCCTTGTCAACTACCACTTCATCTTTTGCCTTGCGCTTTTTCTTTCGTTGCGCTTCTTTCTCATCGTCCGTCATTCCACGGACTGTTACCGATGTATTGACCGACTCATCCAAGCCCGGTCTGGTTCCCGTCTCGTCATTGCCAGCTCTCGTTACCACGATTGAAACCGTATCGTCTGACTCTAGCGTAATTCGCTGCTCGGGATTCTTGCACCACTTATCAGGTCTGCGATTGTACAACCAGCTCTGAATCGCATAAACGTTAGGCGCTTGCATGGATTCCGTGACTTCCTCACGTTCCTCGACCACAACGCCGCCCTTGATTACCGTAACCGTCTTGATTTCCTTTTTCTGGAAGCCTAGAGCGGCCTTTAGAAGCGCGTTCTCTACCTTGTAGTCTATTACCTCGGAACCAGCGGCCAAAGCGTCTCTAACGGCCTTAGATTGCTTCTTAAGGGCATAGAAAATCGTCTTGGATATTCCCATCTTCTCGATGATTTCCATTTGCGTGAAGCCATCACGCGCCCAACCCTCAAGAAGGATTAAATTATCCTCACTCTCCCACTTTTCCAAAAGACGTGAACCAACTCTAGGTTGCGCCATTGATTCACCCCAACTTTAAACAGCAAAAGGCACCCCGAAAGGTGCCTTGCCGAACATTTGAATTGCCTTACCTCAGTCGTTCCAATACCAATCTGACCTCTCGCGCATCCTGAATGCAGGATTGTCCCAAACCTCGTCAAGCACTCCATTGCGCTTTATCGTGGTCATACCATCATAGAAAGTAAATTCACGATACGAACCAGCAAGCACAGCAGAATCGTAAATCTCTGCTTGGGAACCTCCCTTGCGACCGATGCACAACACCTCATCACCTGAGTAAACGTTGATTACCGCATCCGTGATTTCATCGGATTCAATGTCAACGTCCACCGTTACCTTGGTGCCGCTATACGTGAAAATGTCAAAGGCCATGGTATCACCGACTCTCTGATTTAAATTTAACTCTCGTCCTCAATCATCTGCCAGTTCTTAAGGAACCTTGCACGGATAACCTCATTGAAATCATCGTTGACCAAAGGCATCGGGTCTAGCAGGTCGAAATACTCACCAAACAGAGCATTCTTGAAAGCACGCTCAAGTGAAGCCAACCCACCCCGGCACGCTTCACGCAACTCTTTGGCTTTGTCCTCGCTAATCCTTCCCTCATGCTCGCGGTCATACGAATTATCAAGGCGGCACTTGTCGGCACGCCACTGCTGGAAGATGCACAGCGCCGAATCGTTGTCATGCAGAAGCGCACAGCACAGACCATCGACCAGCTTCTTGAAGCGCTCCTTGTCCTCCTTGATGCAGGATTCGTCGCAATCCTCGCAACAATCGCCACAGTCCTCAAGGATTCCGATGCCCACGATATGAGCGTCACCGTTCTTGAGCATGTCCAACAGCCCGTCCATGATTTCCCTGCTCTTGTCTGCCATTGTAAGCCCCTTTCTGGCCCTTATACTCAGTGGGTGGACAATTTACTCATGCCACCCACTCACAACCGCTTAGAAACGCTCTCAGCGCCTTAGAGCACCGTTAGCACTCATAGCCGCAAACATCCTTGCGATAATCCATAGGAAGGTAGGCACCACCAAAGGCCCAATGAAGCATGTGGAACTCGCCATGATACTTAACCCAAATGTGACCAGCGGTATCCTCCCAAGCCTTGCGCGTCTGGAAAGTCCTGCGCTTAGAAAACAGGTTGTCGCAAAACTCGTACTTGTCGGAAGTAGCGGTAATCTCAATCTCACCAAACTTGTTGGTCTTGATAACCTTGGTCGTTGCCATTTTGGAACCTCCTAAGTAAGGAACTTTGCTTGCCACCAACTATATTACGCCTTTCACACAGGATTGCAAGCACGAATTTAGGAAATCTCAGATTTATTTTCCTTTGCCTGTTGCTCACGGTACTTACGCTCAATCGTCCAATACGGAATCACGCGCTTGTCGTAGTCAACCGCAATCTCATGCTCAATCTGGCAACCTCTGGCATGCTGCCAGTTAACGGCCATAACGACCAAATCAGCCTTGTCCATGGCCTTGATTGACTCACCTAGGAACCAAAGAGCACCGACAGTCTCACCATCTGGCACATCCTCATCTGAGAACAGGGAATCAATTACCTCGATTTCCTCATCAGGATAAACGCAACCGATTACGTGAATCATAACGTTGCGCTCAATCTCGATTTCATCAAAGGTTCTGTTCTTCATCGGTTGGGAAATAAATACCTTCATTGCCTGAACCACTCCTTAAACTCATTGAACATGCGCGTATATTCGTAGGCATCAGCAAAGATTTTCTGAACAGCAAAATAAATCTTTGGCTCATACTGTTTAGTCGTTTCCAAATCGGCTTGAAGATTTCGACTGTAAGGACAACCAACACAACCAGTGCGCTTGAATCCCCAAACCTCGTAACAATCGCTATGAGAAATATTAAAAATCGCTTCATACGATTGTCGGTCAGAATCACTAAACCAAAAGAGCGGCCTGTAAGTATCAACGCCAATTCCACGGTCAAAGCATTTGTTCTGAAATGCCCTACTTCCACCCTCAGCCTTGCGCACGCCAACAACTGTCAAATCACACTCACTGCTTTCAATCGCTTTTGCAGCAACCTTTTTCTTTGCGTAAGTGCAACACTTTGGGGAAATCCAAAACCAAGGCGGATTCTCAACCATGAACTCTTTCAGATACCTACGATACCCTATGTCAAACTTACTTGGTTTTGATTTGTCCCTCGCAAAATCGTTCGTCCACCAGCGCAAGCCAGAACGACATTCACCGTACTTGCCCCAAAGCTCTTGGAACGAATCGCAATCATCCCACTCAAAACCAATGTTCTGTAACCGTTCAATCATCATGCTTATATATTTGCTTGCAAACGGTTGACCATATTCTTTACAACACACAGGGATTGATTTTATTGCACGCAACCTTTTAATTTCTACTTGATACGACCACTCCAAATAATCAAGCTGCTCTTTTGTTGCTGCATACTCAATGCCAGTATCAAAGAAAGCATACTCAATTTCAATCGGCTGCTCTTTTCTCACTCTCTGGCAAAGGTCAAGTATAATATCTGAGTCTGCCCCCCCACTGAGACTTACAAGCGCTTTGTCATGATGCAAAAATACGGATTCACATTTCATTGCAGCATCCACAATCGCACCATTACCGCACTGTATAAGCTCTTGATAAAGCTCATGCATATAATGCACCTTCCACCTAAACGCAGAAAGGGGTACCCGTAGGCACCCCAATCCATTTTAATTTATTCCTGACCATCCAACACGATATCGTACCAGTCGGAATCCTCACCGTACTTCTCATACAGAGAATCACGATACTGGCTGTTCTGCCAACGCTCATCCTCAGTGCCGATGGTAAGAACCTCGTGCGCATGGATGAAGCACACCGTATCGCCAATCTCGGCAAAGATGTTGTCCACACGCTCAAGCTGCTCGTCGTTCTCAATCGTGAACTGCTCGACCGAATCAACGAAAAGCTTGCGGAAAACCTCTTTCCCGTCAAGAATCGCCTGTGCGTACTTGTACTGGTTCTTGATGATGTAGGGAATGGCTTCCTCGCACATGCAACGGAACTTGCATTCCTCGTAGTCCATCGTGGTCAGCTCAACGATTCCATAGAGCTTCTTTGCGAATCCACGCCTTACCACCAAGTCACCACGCTTGATTGCAGCGTAAATAATATTCGCTTGCTTGCGCGTGAAATGGCTCCAACTGCTTACCGTGCCGTACATCCTGTGCCACCTTCCAAGTAGGAAACTTGCCTGTCAAGAACAATGATACGCCTTTTGCACTGGAATGCAAGGAATATTTTAGCTGTGGTGGATGCTTGCACCCATGATTTGCTGTGCTGTGTGAGTATGCCAAGTGAAAGGAGGTTCCCAATCAGACCGAAGCAAGAAAGGAGTTTTTCAACAAGGCAACCATGCGCGTTCAGTCTCAACGAAAGGAAGGATTTGCAACACGGCCTTGTAGGTTGGGAATCCCTGCACTCCCCGAAAATGCCAGACTCGACCAACCTTAGCCTTGCAGGGTGCCTAAGACTTGTTTTTACGATTGCTCTAGCACCCTTGTGGTTTGGCAATCGACACAAGCACAAGCACCCATCACAGCCAAAACAGAAAATGGGATTCCCAAGCGCACGATTGACAGACAGCAAGCAAACCGGATACTGACGCTTGGGAATCCCTATGCCATACGGAACAGTGGCGTATTCCGTTAAGCAACGAATTAAATTTAAGCGGGTTAGAACCTGTGGCCCATCCGCTCTAGCCAATCCTCGTAGTCACCCATGAAAAGCACAAGCTCATAGATTCTGTCTTGCTGCATTGAGTAGCTACCATCGGTGTCAAGTCGCGTGAATCGCTCCACCGGGACTGGCATGTTGTCGGCACGGTTAACGTGCCTTGCGTAGGACTTTAAAGCCCATATGGTCAGAATCCAGAACAAGCCTAGGAACCACTCGCCGCCTATCGCAAAGTACCCGCGCTTAGCCATTCCGTCAATCCCCAACCAGAGGAACAGGAAAGGACACACCGCAATCATCACGTTGGCGAAACTGTTGCAATTCCTGCGCATGAACCTACGAAAGGAAAAATAGGCATCACGCACC